CGCGACACCAATGGCGAAAGGCCAGTACATCGCGCACATCGACGACGACGACGTCTACTCGCCAGGGACGAGGGCGTTGATGCAGGACGCCATCGAGAAGACGCCGGGCTTGCCCATCTTGTTTCGCATGCAGTATCCGAACGGGTATCGGCTCTGGCAAGAGGAGAAAGTCTATTGCGGGAATGTTGGGACGCCGATGTTCTTGATCCCGAACCAACCCGAGAAGTGTGGGACGTGGGGATCGTTCGTCGGCGGGGACTGCTCGTTCTTGGAAACAAGCAAGTGGGCGGCGGAGGACTACGTGTGGCGGCCAGAGGTCACGGTGCTGTTGGGGCACAACGTATGATCATCGGCTTCAACAAACCAGCAGGCATCGGCATGATCGCGCGCATCGACATCGTGAATGGTGACGAGATTTACCAAAATGTTCCAGTCATGATTCTTCGAGAAGCAACGGTTGAAGAATGGCTGGCGGATGCGGTAGACCGCTACGGCGAACAGAAAGGGAGGGCTGTATTAGCAGAACGATTATCTCAGTTTCCAGGTGCTGTGTTTTACGACGTGAGCATTGATTAGCGTGGGGCTAATGACTATGAAAAAGCTACTGTGGGTCGGAGACGCCGCGTGCCCCTCTGGGTTCGCGCAGGCGACGCACAAGACGCTCGAGACGCTGAAGGACCATTACGACGTGACCGTCTTGGGAATCAACTACCGCGGCGATCCCTACGACTATCCTTATCCCATCTACGCCGCTGCCGCCGGCGGTGATCAGCTCGGGATCAACCGCCTCATCTGGATGTGCGCGAACTTCGAGCCCGACCTCATCGTGCTGCAGAACGACCCGTGGCAGATTCCGCTCTACCTGCGGCAGCTGCAGCAGTATCCCGAGCATCGGCACATTCCGGTCATCGCGTCGCTGGCCGTCGACGGGAAGAACCAGCAGGGGATGAACCACCTCAACGGCCTCTCGCTAGCCATCTTCTGGTCTGAGTTCGGGCAGCGCGAGGCACGCAAGGCCGGGTATACGGGGCCGAGCACGGTCATTCCGCTGGGCGTCGACCTCGACACCTATTACCCGATCGACAAGACCCAGGCGCGGCTGAACCGCAAGCTCGACTTCGTCAAGGACAAATTCATCGTCGGCAACGTCAACCGCAACCAGCCGCGCAAGCGCTGGGACTTGACGATCGAGTACTTCGCCGAGTGGGTCAAGGCCGAGAAGATCAAGGACGCGCGGCTCTACTTCCACACGGCGCCGACGGGCGACGTCGGCTGCGACGTCAAGCAGTTGGTGAAGTATTACGGCATCCTCGACATGTTGCTGCTGCGCGAGCCGCAGGTCTGGTACGGCGACTCCGATGAGGCGATGCGCGAGACTTACAACTGCTTCGATGTCCAAGTGAGCACGACACAGGGCGAGGGGTTCGGCCTGACGACGTTCGAGGGCATGGCCTGCGGCGTGCCGCAGATCGTGCCCGATTGGGCGGCGCTCGGAGAGCACGCGAGGAACGCTGCACTGCTTGTGCCGTGCACGTCGACGGCCATCGGGTGGCCCTACCTGAACATCATCGGCGGCATCGCGGATAAGGCAGGCTTTATCAAAGCACTGTCGTTGATGTATCACGACCACAACGTGCGTGAAGAGTTCAGAGCTCTCGGTTTCGTGCGTGTGATGGACGATAAATTGCGTTGGCCGAACATCGGCGAGCGGTGGGTGAAAGAGCTGGCGCAGATCGAGGCCAAGCACACCGAGATCGAGTGGAAGGACCTCGGACGTCCAGAAGAGGTGACCACGTGAAGCCGGACGCCGCCGCGATGATCGCGAAGCTGCAGAAGGTCTTGAGGATCTGGCCGGCGCGCGTCGGCGCGGCCCTCTACCAGGAAGGGCAGATCATCATGACCGAGTCGAAGAAGCGTTGCCCGGTGGCGCCTGACGGTGGCACGCTGCGCGCGAGCGGACAGGTCCATCCGCCTGAGTACGTCGGCCCGCACATCTCAGTCACGTTGTCCTATGGCGGCGCGGCCGAGGCCTACGCCATCGCGGTGCACGAGCATCTCTCGGAGCATTCTCCACCCTCGTGGAAGGTGGCCGAGGCGGCTGGACGGGGCATCCACTGGAACGTGCCAGGCACGGGGCCGAAGTTCCTCGAAGGGCCGATCAACGAGGCGCAGCCGACCATCGCGGCGCGCATCGCGCAACGCATCAACTTGAACGAGGTGCAGGTCTAATGCCCTTCCTCGATGAACTCGCAGATCGGCTTGTCGCCGCAGGCGTCGGCACGCGCAGTGCCAACATCTTCCTCGGGGCGAACGCGCTCATCCCGCAGGGCGACGGGCCGTTCTTGACGGTCATCGAGACAGGCGGCATGGCGCCGACGCGCATCCAGAACAAGGCGAGCGTCGCGCAGCAGCAGCCGACGGCGCAGATCGCCGTGCGAGGCGCACGCTACAACACGGCGCGCGCGATGTGCAAAGCGGCGTACGACGCCCTCGACGGCGTCTTCAACACGACCCTCAGCGGCACGTTCTATCAGCGCATGGTCGCACGACAAGAACCGACGGACATCGGATTGGACAGCGTGGGGCGTCCCGTCATTGTCTTCAACGTTGAAGCACAAAAGGAGCCCTCGTAGTAGGTAGCTGTTCACCGCACGTTCGAGCCTCGGCCCTCTTATACAGGAGTGTGACACATGGCGATCTCAGGACACGGAACAAAAGTCGCGCGCGCGCCCGCCGCGACGCCGACGGTCTTCACCGACATCGCGGAGATGAAGGACGTCACCCCGCCAGAGTTTTCCCGCAACGAGTTCGACGCGACGACGCAGAACCTCAACATCGACACCTACGTGGTCGGTGTGCTGCGTCGCAGCGGATTCACGATGTCGCTGAACTTCCTCGACACCGACGGATCGCACGACCACCTGACCGGTTTGCTCAAGGCGATGATCACTGAGCCGCCGCCGGTTGACGGCTACCGGATCACGTTTCCCAGCGGCGTCATCTGGGTGATGAGCGGTCAGGTGTCGAAGTTTGCGCCGAAGTATCCGGTGGACGGTCTGCAGGAAGCCGCGGTCACGATTCGACCGACGGGCCGCATGACCATCAACGGGATCATCATCGGCTAGGTCTGCCCCACGCAGCGTTTGCTTCTCCCTTGCCGGTTCAGGGGACCAAGCGTAGTAGGAACCGGCACTTACCTCGGCATGCGTGGGGAGAGCAGGCTATGAGCGAACAGAACGGACAGCAGCGGATCTTGAGCGTCGACGAAATGCTCGGAGCGGACGACGTCGAATACCAGACGGTGCCGAGCTGGAAGGTCAAGGACCCGAAGACGGGTGAGATGATCCAAGGCTACGTGCGCATCGCGTCGCTGAACGCCGAGGACCTCATCGAGTGGCGCGAGGCGAACGAAGGCCCAGCGAAGCGCACGATGGGCATTCGGCTCCTCGTGAGCAGCCTCGTCGACGAGCAGGGCAATCGCATCGGCAGCGCCAAGCACTACGAGCAGTTCAAGAAGAAGTCGAACGCGGTGATGGAGAAGATCCTGGCCGAGATCATCAAGCTGAACGGCATGACGCAGAAGGCGGAGACGACTGCAAAAAACGACTGAAGCGAAGCCCCTCTCGGCGCTTCGCCTATCAGTTGGCCGTCAAGCTCGGACGGACTGACGTGAACGGGATGCTCAGGGCGATGTCGGCCAAGCAGTTTCGCGACTGGGAAACCTATGCGCAGATCGAGCCGTTCAACGAGATGCGCCAGGACTACCGCATCGCGAGCGTGGTGGCGATGATCTTCAACATGGCGGTCAAGTCGGATGACCGCAAGCCGATCAAGGAGTTCCTCTTGCCCTTCGGCGAAGACGTCGAGAAGTCACGGCAGACGCCAGAGCAGATGGAGCGCATGGCCAAGTGGATCGCCCTCTGCTACTCGGTGGGCGCAAAGGATCTGTAGATGGACATCGGGTCACTCACTGGCGAAATCACCCTCGAAGATAAGCTCTCTGGCGCCCTCGACAGCGTCACCGAGAAGATCAAGGACTTCGCTGGTGAACTGGAGGGGATGACCGGGGCTGCGGCCATCGGCTTTGGCGTGCTGACCGCAGCCGTGCTGGCGACGACGGCCAGCATCGTGAAGCTCGGCGAGGAAGGGTCGACGCTGATCGGCGTCGAGACGGCGTTCGATCATCTGGCCGAGGGCATCGGCCTGACGGGTGAGGCGCTACGCGGGACGCTGTCAGAAGGCCTCAAGGGCACCGTGACCGACATGACCGCGATGCAGTCGGTCCAGCGGCTGCTCGTCTCTGGTTTCAAGCTCACCGACGACCAAGCGAAGCTGCTCGCCGAGACGGCCCGCGAGCTGGGCAAGGCGTTCGGCGTCGACGCCGCCTCGGAACTCGAGACGATGAGCACGGCGCTCGCCACCGGCCGCACGCGCACGCTGGCCTTGCAGGGCGTCGTCGTCGACGTCAAGAAGGGCGAGGAGGAGTTCGCCAAGTCGATCGGCACGACGGTTGACCAACTGAACGCCGAGGGGCTGCTCGAGGGCAAGCGCATCGCCATCATGGAAGGCGTCAAGGCCAAGCGCGACGCGCTCGGCGTCTCCGAGCTGAGCTTCAAGGAGATGGTCCAGCAGACGAACACGGCCATCAAGGAATGGGGCGAGAGCCTGGCCAAGTCCGTCGCGTCGTCGCCAGATGTGCTCGAAGCCTATCAGGCGATGAAGACGGCCTTCGTCCAGACGTTCGGCGGCGATAGTCAGGACATGCTGAAGACGGTCACCGGGTGGATCAACACCTTCGCCAAGGGCGTCACGGAGAATGGCCCGACGGTCGTCAAGGTGCTCGGCGACGTGCTCAGCGGCATCAAGAGCGTCTTCGATTTCCTCGCCGCGCACGAGACGGCGATCAAGAACCTCGCCGTCGGCGTCGCGGCCTACGCGGCGGCGTGGGAACTGCTGACCTTTGGCGGGACGATCGTCACCGGCGTCATCGCCGGGCTCAAGGCCATTCAAGTCTCGGCCACGCTGCTCGAAGCCAGCTCGCTCATCGGCCTCATCACGCCCATCGGCCTCGTGGCGGTCGCGGTCGCAGGGCTCGCCGTCGCGGTCTACAACTTCAACAAGCAGATTGCCGACATGCAGAAGCCCAGCACGACGGGCGACCTGCTCGACAGCCTGAAGACGAAGGCCAACGGCGCAGGCCTGACCATCGATGACCTGAAAAAGAAGATGGCCGCGCTCGGCAAGGGCTCGCTCGAAGGCACGACGCTGACGATTCCTGGCATCGCGCCGAAGGGCGGCACGCCGACCGACAACTCGAAGTTCATCAAGGACCAGTCCGATAAGATCGAGGCCGCGACGAATGCAAGCATCGCGAAGACGGCCGAGCTGTGGGACCAGTACTTCACGACCGTCGACAAGATGAACCTCGACTCGGTCGGCGCGCAGGTTCTGGCCATCGACCGCAAGGAGACGGCCGAGGTCGCTGCGCTCGACAAGAGCAAGAAGTACAACCAGGATTACCAAAACCAGCTGCAGGCGATCGAGGCGGTGGCTGATGTCAACCGCGCGGCGATCTTCGAAGATCTGCGCAAGAAGAACGTCGCGGCCGACGAGAAGGCGCTGACCGAGAGCCAGGCGGCGTTGGTCGCCGACGGCGAGAAGCGCCTCTCCCTCAGCACGGCGACGTTCGACAAGCTCACGTCGGCTGCCGAGAAGGAGCAGCGCACGCTCGAGGACGTCACGACGACGGGCCTCGACCGTCAGCTGCTCGACATCCAGCGCTCGGCCGAGGATCAGATCGCGGCCCTTGGCGCCGTACCGCAGGACGAAGCCATGGCGTCGTTGTGGCAGGCGAATGTCGACAAGATCCACGCCATCCAGCAACAGCAGGTCGACAACCTCTACGTCGACAACGACGCGATGGTAAAGAATTCGACCGACGCGCTGCAAGCCATCGCCGACAAGAACTATACGACGTGGCTGGCGATGGCGGCTGATCCTGACGAGTATTCGAAGCAAGCCATCCAAGACATGAAGGACATCGCCGACGCCTCGCAGCGCACGGCGTTGGGCATCCAGAAGAGCCTTGGGGCTGACCTCTTCACCGCGTTGAAAGGCGTCCCGAACACGATCGCCGACGCGTTCAAGAGCGGTGGCAGCCTCCTCAGCGCCGCAGAATCGCTCGGCAGTCAATTCGGGGCCATCTTCGGCAAGCACATCGGCACGTCGATCTCCGACGCTGTCTCTGGCCTCGGGTCGCTCGCGGGCCCCATCGGCGCGGCCATCGGCGCGCTCGCCGGCCCGCTCATCGGCCTGCTGGCCAAGATCGGCGGACCCTCGCAGAACGAACTGGCGGCCCGCTCGACGTTCGCCGACTTCCAGAAGCAGTTCGGCACGCTGCCGCAGACCATCGACGCCGTGGGCGCCGCCTACGCCCGCATGGGCCTGACGGGCACCGAGGCGCAGCGCGACATCCAGCGCGCCCTCGACGCGACGCACGTCAGCGCCGCGGCTGAGGCCTCGGCCCTCGACACGATCAACCTCGTGCTCGACGCCGACAAGCAGCGCACGCAGGACCTCACCGACGCCACGAACGCCGTCATCACGGCTGGCAAAGGCTACTCGGGACCGCTGCCCGCGGCCCTCCAGGTGACGATCGACCAGATCATGAACGCCTCTGGCGCGACTGACGCCATGAAGACGGCGCTGCAGGGCGTGCTTGACCAGGCTGAACCCGACTACAAGAAGCTCACCGCGCTGGCCGGCACCTACGGCCTGTCGCTGGCGGACCTCGGGCCGAAGTTCGAGCAGGCGGACCTCGAAGGACGTTCGAAGCAGATCTTCGACGACTTCACGGCCCTCACGCAGGCCGGCGGCGACGTCGGCGGCGTCCTCAGCCACATGCGCGACCAGATCAGCGCCTTGGTCGACGACTCGCTGAAGTTCGGCACGGCCATCCCCGAGAACATGAAGCCGCTGATCGACGAGCTGGCGAAGAGCGGGCAGCTGACCGACGACCAAGGCAACAAGATCGAGGACACGTCGAAGCTGACGTTCGAGGACACGCCGCTCGACAAGAGCTTGAAGGGGTTGAACGACGCCATCGACCACCTATCAGAAGTGCTGGGCCTCGTACCAGGTCAGCTCGACAAGATCGGCACGGCGGCGAACAATCTGCCGAAGGACCCCTTCGCCAACTATAACCCTCCGGCACCGCCTGTGGAGCAACCGCAA